TACGGCGGGGGCCCGCTGCTTTGCCCCGTCAATCCCGCCATAGCCTACGACGGCGCACACTTCGAAGGCGAAGCGGGCTACGATACCCGAAAGGCGCGACGCTACCGCACAGACGAAAAAGGCTTTGCCGTGCAACGTGCCGACCGCCCCCTTTCGTCGAAGGCCGAGGACAGCGTCGATTTGACCGACATTTATCCGAGCCGCGTCGGAACGGTGGCCGAGGTCATCACGACGAACGAGAAAAACCACTTCTACGATTTCACCGACCCGACGATTCCCGATACGCTCGACTTCGAGAAGTGCTTGATCGCGGGCGAAAAGATGACCGTTATCTTCCAAAGTGGCATGCTCTCTGGACGCGAGTTTGAGGTGAAATACGCCCACGCGGCATCGGGAAAGAAGGCGCGCCGCTTTGAAATTGTGCCGCAGGAAGTCGACGGACAGACGATGCCCGGGGGCGCATTCGTTCCCAGCGTTGGCGACAAGTACGCCGTCTTTCATTGTATGCTCCCCCAAGCCTACATCAACGACACGGCCACGCGTTCGGGGGCGGAGTGGGACTTGCTGCGCAAAGCGGTGAAACATCTGTACAGCCACGAAGACCCGAAGTTTTCATTCACCGGCACACTCGACGGCATTTGGGCGAAGCGCAACTGGGCAAACGTGGGCGGACGCTTGAAGATCGGCGCGTTCATTCTCTTCTCCGACAAGCAGTTTCAACCCGAGGGCGTGGCCGTGCGCATTGTCGGCATCAAGGACTACATCAACACGCCGCACTCGCCCGAAATCGAACTCTCGAACGCGCCCGTTTCGTCTTCGTTCGGCACGACGTTGAAGGCGCTGGAGAGCGCGGCCGTGGCGGTCGAGGAGAAACACCGCGAAGCATTGCAATACAGCAAGCGCCGATTCCGCGACGCGCAGGAGACGGCCGAAATGATCGGGGCGGCGCTCTCCGATCGGTTCACTAATGCCATAAGCCCCGCAACGGTGCAAACCATGTCGCTCCTCGTCGGCGACGAAAGTCTGCAATTCCGATTTGTGGGCAGCCGTACGAACCCGACGGCCGTTCCCCACGCCGTGACCTACAACGCGAAGACAAAGACAGTGAACGCGGCGAGCGGCATCTTGCAGCACCTCACTCTCGGCATTCGCACGGTAAGCGCCAATCATAGCCCCTCGGAATATCGCTTTTGGGACGTGGCGGCATTCACGAGCGGACGACTTGACGACGCGGCGAAGAAGTACTATCTCTATGTCCGCGCCCCCAGAAACGGCAACCGCGCGGAGTTTGTGCTGAAGGAATCGCCCGTCGGTTTTGAGAGCGACGCGGCAAATTATCACCTTCTGGTCGGGGTGCTCAACAGCGAGTATGACGGCGACCGCAGTTTTGCGCCTTTGTACGGATTTTCAGAGGTGCTCCCGGGGCGTATCACCACGGATCGTGTGGCCACTTCCGACGGCCGTTCGTTCTTTGACCTCGCCGCGGGTGAAATGCGGCTCGGCGATTCGTTGGTTTATCAGAACGGCCGCTTGTCACTTCGCGGCACGTTGGTTCAGAACGAGGGTGGCGTTACTTCGCCGTTGGCTTGTTATCGCGGTGAGTGGAACGCCACGACGACGTACTACAACGGCGACGAGGTGCGCAACACGGATGCGGAGGGAGTGGTTTCGACCTATCGCTACATCGGCGAGCGTTCCTCTTCGGGTGCTCCGCTCACGGACAAAACGAAATGGACGATTTCGGCATCGGGCGTGAAGGGTAAGAACGGGCGCGGTATAGAACGCGTGGTGTCGTTCTACCTGCTTAGTGCTGACAGCAGCGCTCCTGCAGTCAGTGCGCGAGGCTGGGCAACCGCACCGCCTAAACCGAAAAAGCAAGAGCCCTATCTTTGGAGTTACGATAAAATCTACTATACAGATCATACTAGTGAACAAACGACTGTGCGACTGCTTGCGCAATTGGGTAAGGACGGCGCGGACGGCTTACCCACCCGTCCGAATCTTTTGGACGGAACGGACTTCAAAAGCGCGGGCGCTTGGGAAGGGTATGCAAGTAGCAAGCATGCAAGGTTTGAAACGAGATGGCCTTGGACTCCGCCCGCCATATCTGGTTGTAACCCCGTGGGAACGGACCTATGGGGCGATATTGAAGAGGGGGGATATTCGCAGTTTTCGCAAGTCCTCCGCTTTGACTTAGTGGAGGGACGTAGCTATACGCTCTCAGTTTATGCGCGAGGTGTTGATTCCGGTTGGTTGATTGTGGAACCGAATGATGGCACACAGTTCCGCTTAGTTTCTGCCAAGTGGGGGGAATGGACACGATATTCTGTGACTTTCAAGGCTCGAAAGCCTAAGCCCGGAGAGGAAACCCGCGTATATCTAAGAAACTGGACAAAGGACATCGTTCGAGGGAAGAGACAGGTCGTTGTATTTTGTGCTCCAAAACTAGAAGAGGGAACGGAGGCGACACCGTGGTGTCCATCGCGCAACGATCTTAGGGGCGACCCCGGCAAGAGCAGCTACACGCACGTAGCGTATTCCAACAGTCCAGACGGCAATCCGTACACACTCGACCCAAAGGGCGAAAAATTCGCCTACCTCGGAACCTATACGGACGAGAACGAGGATGCATCGACAGACCCCGCGCGCTACGTTTGGGCAAAGGTGCAGGGAGACAAAGGGGACAGCGGCCGCGGTGTGAGCCGCATGCGCGCTTTCTATATGCTGACCACCGAGAGGAACGCTCCGCAGCCCGACACGTCCGGATGGACGGAAGCCGCCCAGCAGCCCACGAAGGAGCGCCCGTGGCTTTGGAGCTACGAACGCTCGGAGTACACCGATGGCACTGCTGACCAAACCACGGTGCGCCTGATTGGACATTACGGCAAAGACGGCACGAACGGCACGAGCATTCGGGCGCAATACAGCGCCGACGCGCAAACGTGGCACGACGATTTCGCCGAGGGCGATGTGTGGATGCGTACGGGCAACGGCACGACGTGGGGCGGTGCGCTGCGCGTGGTGGGCGAATCGGGAGCGGACGGCAAAAGCCCCGTTTATGATTTCGCCGCGTCCTCACAACTCGCCACCGCATCGGGTACGACCGCCCCGACAATTCGGGGAACGTGGCAAGACGCGCCCCCGACCCTCCGCGACGGCGAGGTGCTTTGGTATCGGCTCACCGCGGCGAACGGCAAAATCACCTACGGCCGTTTGAGCGGGAGCACAAGCTACATACACATGGCCTATGCCAACAGCGCCGACGGCGAGAAAGACTTCACCTTGGAAGAAGATCTCGGGCGAAACGCTGTAGAGGATTTCCGCTACTTCGGTATCTACTCCGATTTCGACAAGATCGCAAGCCAAAACTACCTCGACTATACGTGGACGCAGTTGCGAGGAGGAGATGGCCTTGCACCGAACCCGAATCTTCTCGACGGCACGAACTTTGAAAGCCGCGTGCCGTGGGTGACGTTCAACGTTTCAGAAAGTTTATTCTCGTTCAAGGGAAAACCTACTCAGTTCGGGAATAGCCAACTTGCAGAGGGGCAATTCAAAGACCTACTCGTGCAAGAGATTACCTCCGTCTTGAAAGTGGGACAAACCTATACCTTCTCCGCGTGGATGCAAGCCCGTGGGACATTGACGTGGATATTCTCGGGAGTAGAGTTCGCCGAAGCCCCCAAAGTGAACGGTGTGCAAACGGGTAATGCGAGCGGTGCGGGTAACATTCCCGAAAACAAGAAGTCGTGGGAGTACGAGAAAGTGACCGTTACATTCAAAGTGAAGACGATCACCTCGTCGAGACAGTACTTCTATATCCGTGCTTGGGGCGAATCTTCGTTGAACATTGCAGACCCGAAGTTAGAAGTTGGAGCGATTGCCACCCCGTGGTGTTCCTCCGAGCGTGATCTTCGCGCCGATTACCGCGAACTGCGCTTTGCCGTGAACGGATCGCCCACGCAACCGCCTGCGATTTCTTCCGATAGACGAACACCCGACGGGTGGAACATTGCGCAGCCCGTTGTAGGAGTAGGGCAATACTTGTGGATGACCTCTGCAACGGTGAGCCGCTACGAAACGGCGCTACTCGACCGCTGGAGCACGCCGACGCGCATAACGCCCGAAGACGGAAAGAACGGCCGCGACGGCGCAGCCCCTGCCATGGTGTATCGTGACACATGGAATGCGTCAAAAGAGTATTACGGCACGATGCACCGCCGCGACGTTGTATTTCACAACGGGGCGTACTACATTGCGAGAACCGATGCAGGTACGTTCCGCGGTGTCGTTCCCACGGACAAATCGAAGTGGAACGACTTCGGCGCGAGTTTCGAGAGCGTGGCCACGCAGTTGTTTCTCGCCGAGCACGCGAATGTGGGGCGGTGGATTTTGAGCGACGGCAATTTGGTTTCGGATTTAGAAGACACGCGGACGCACATCAAACTGAACGCACGGGACAACGAGATATGGTTGCATTCGGCAGCCGTTGATTCCGCCCCCGCAGGTGTGCAAAATGTAACGGGAGACGTTGTATTGGCGGCGCGGTCGGGAGGTCTCGGGACTTCTTTTTCATTTCGAACGAATACAAAGACGTACAACGCACGAACCTCTCTGTCTTGGCAAGGCGTATCGGCCGACATTGACCACGTTCCCGACCCACGCGCCCCTCGTGATGAAAGGCGCGAAGCAATTTCGGGAAGAATGACACGCGCAGACAACGGAATTGCGATCGGAGTCGCGGGATATGCGATAAATCAAGGGAACGGCGAAGCGTTCGGCGGGTATTTCGTCAATCTTAAAGCCCTCGGCCTTGTCGTTAATTTGAAGCGTGTAGGCGAACAAAACAATAATGCCGTGTCGCTCACCTTGTCGGATACACGCGTCGTCGGGCTGCACGACAACGGAAACGTCGACGTGCGTTTGCCTGCGAAGGCATCCGAAGGACAAACGATTGTCTTTACACAAGTAGGGCGCGGCACAATGAAGATTCTCCCTCCCGTTGGAGAGTCGAACCACCGATTCGGCAACTACTCCGAGCGCATTCTTTCCGAGTGTAGCGTCAATCGAAGTAAAACAGTTCGCCTTACTCTCCTCCGAAACGTCAACATCGGGAACGAGCGCGGCATCCATCTTTGGATCGTAGAAGAATAACCCTCACAGAAACTAAATATGAAATGCGAAATGCAAGAAGTTTTAATCCGTTATGCTGAACAGCATCTTTACTTACACATTGTCCTCATCACCCTTTGTGCCGCCGCAATTCTCGTGGCGATGGGCGTCGATCTCTTTTTCGGTATTCGCAAAGCACACGAACGCGGACAGCCCACGACATCGCGAGGGCTGAAGATGACAAGCCGAAAGGCCGTGAAATATCTTGTCCCGTTCCTCGTCCTTACACTCATCGACATTATCGGCACAGCGGTCTTTTCCGCTCCCTACCTTTCGATGGCGTGGGCTGGCTACTGCTTGCTCTGCGAGTTCAAGAGCGTACGCGAAAAGGCTTGGGAGAAAGAGGAAATCGACAAACAAAATCGAATCGTACAAACGACGATTGCGGAGGGCGATTTGGAGAAAGCGGCGAAGAAATTTGTAACGGCATTCTTTGCCGAAGCCGAGCGACAAGGCTTGCCCGTAAATTCACAAGATCATGTACCCGAAAACGCAGAACAATGACCATGAGCGACGTATCATGTACCCGAAACCGTGAAATCGGGTATATGAGAAACGTCTATTTGAAACAAAACGCACTACTAAACCACCTAAATAATACGAAAATGCAAATCCTTATTCAACGCCACGCCCTAAAGGAGGGCTACACCATCGGACGCATGGAAATCAACGGCCGATATTTTTGCGACACCCTCGAAGACACCGACCGCGGTTTGTCGGAAGAGATGTCGGAAGCCGAAATCGCCGCCCGCAAAGTGAAGGGCGCAACGGCTATTCCCATCGGCACATATCGCATCGACATGCAAACACGTTCGCCGCGTTTTGGGCGCGTCCTCCCGCGTCTCCTCAGCGTGAAAGGTTACGCCGGTGTGTTGATCCACAGCGGCAACACGGCCGACGACACCGAAGGCTGCATCCTCGTCGGCGAAAACCGCGAACGCGGCAAGGTGCTCAACAGCCGCGCAACGTTGGAACATCTGCTCGCCTTTCTCCGCGCGGCGCAGGCCGAGGGCGAAGAAATTGAGCTTACGATCACACGTTCCGCGACCAACTGACGAGCTTTCCTCGGTAGTTCGCTCCCGCGCGCCGATTCTTTCCGTTTCGTGGGGAGAAGTCCGCCGACCTTTCCGAGGGAGTCCTCGAAATGGTCGCCCCGATTCTTCACAAAATCGGATAAGCAGAAAGAAATCCTCTTATTTTTTCCCGGAGAACGTGGCGCCCCGATTCTTTCCAAAAATCGGGAGATTGGAAAGAAATCATCTGATTTCGGGCGAAAAGGGCGCGTAAAGCGTTCAAAATCGCGCCAATCCTTTCCAACCGTTTCCAAATTGGAAAGAATTGAACGCGGGGCTTACATTGTTCACCTCTTCAAATTCCACCTTTCCGATGAATTGCAATCACCGAAAACCACCTCCAGACCCCTGGGCGCTGTACGTCCTGGCGGCCGTCGGCGCGCTGTGCTTTGCCGTCGTGCTGAGTATGCTCACGGGCTGCACGACGACGCGCACCGTTGAACGCGTAACCGTGCATCGCGACACGCTCCACGTTGTGCACCGCGACACGCTCCGCGAACTGCGTACCGTGCGCGATAGCGTTTTTCTCCACGACAGCGTCTATTTTGAGGGCGCTACGCTCGTGAAAGAGCGCACCCGCGACCGTTGGCATGTTCGCCGCGACACGGTCTGGCGTTCGCGGGGGGAGACGGTTCGCGCGGCTTCGCACCACACCGACACGCGCAACGAGAAGAAGACGTCGCACAGCGGTTTCCTCTGGCCGCCGTTGTCGCTTATCGTCTTCCTTGCCGTGTTCGGCCTGATCGGCTACGCGCTGAAACGGCGAACATAGACGGAAACGCCCCGCTGCTCAATACACGAGCAGCGGGGCTTACCTTTTTCGTGAGCGCGCGAAAATGGTACTCGAATACGTCCAAAACGCGTCCAAGATGTGCCGAAAAAAGACCCTCGTAGCGGGTCTTTTGAGCGTTTTTTGAATGCTTGTTATTGAAGATTAGCTCGTTACGAATACGTTCAAGACGCGTCCAAAATTATCTCTTATCGAATAGCGCCATCGCCTCCGCCTTTGCCGAGTTGGCGATGTCAATGTATGGTTTCATTGCGCTGTAGTCGCTGTGTCCCGTCCACTTCATTACGATGTTCGCGGGAATCCCCATCATCAGTGCATTACAAATGAAGGTTCGCCGCCCCGCGTGTGTCCCGACAAAGGCGAATTTCGGCCGCGTGTCCTCGATGCGCTCTCCTCCTTTGTAGTACGTCTTTGTTATCGGAGCGTTGATCTCACATAGTTCGCACAATTCGTGCAGACGCTTGTTTGTCTTATTATTGCTTATTCTTGGGAATACATATTCTTCATCTACTCCTCTGTAGCGATTGAGTATTTCAAAGGCGTATTTGTTCAACTCTATTGTAATAGTAGAAGAGGTTTTTATTGTTGTGATTGTAATTGTTTTTTCCGACACACTCGACCACTTCAAATTCTGCATATCAGAGAAGCGCAAAGAGGTGAAACAGCAGAAGCAAAAAGAATCTCGTGCAATCTGGAGACTCTTCGTTGTCCCAAGTTCTTTTTCGTATGTTCGGCCGTGGTAGTCTTGTAGTTGGACTTTCGTGCCCTTAGGAGGGAATTTGTAATTATAGATTCGCATCAGCTCTTCCCATTCGAGGAATACAATCGCATTCTGAAGACTCTTCGTCTTTAATGAGAACTTTTGGTAGTCCAAATTTGTGTTGTAGCCTTTCTTCGTAGCCCAACGTAGAACCCAAAACAACACTCCCACAATAAGCTTGACAGTCGAATCGCGAAGATTCTTGCCTTCTCGTAGAAAGAGCACAAAATCATTTAATCGCTTTTCGGTCAGCCGCCCGAACGTCAAATCGTGATCAAACTCATCAATATAGTTGACCATTTTGCGAAACGATTTACATGTGCTTAAGCTCCATTGATTTTGCTTTGGCACTTCAGAGTAGTAGAGTTCGAAATAATCGAAGATGAGCGCTTGCTTCCCCCCTGTTGCCTTTTTCCTCGCGAAGTGTTCTGCAAGT